GGAACCGCGAGAATCCGTGCGGATTACGCAATTGGACAGGTGGCGCGACAGACGCGCGTCTCCGCTGTGCGTAAGCCCGTTGTTTAGTACCGCCTCATAAAACCGGGCGGTTGCGGGAATCATGCGCGCTGGGGACTGCGGAAACTCGACTACCGGCAGGCCCTCATCTTCGAGAATCTGATACGTGCGCGCCCAGCGGTACGGGTCGCAGACGATTTCCCGCACTTGCCAGCGTCGGCAAGCCTGCCGGATTTCGTCCTCAACGTCGATGATGGGCACGGCCCAATCATTGGCAGAGCCTTGCGGCTTTTCCCAGGCGGCAACAACGTCCACATGCGGAAGCCGGTCACCCTCAGGGGTCCAAACGGCCACTAGCGCGGTGCTGTCGTTGTTGAATGAGCCATCGAAACCGAGCACCACGTCAGCGCCCGCCGGAATCTCAATATCCGGGGCAGCGACGGAATCCCATGCGCCGGTCGGTAGCCATGCCTGCGCGGTGCTGACCCACTGGTTACCGCGCTTAGTGCGAAACTCAGCCTCAGGGGTCCGAAGCACAGCGGAGTGAAAGTCATCCTCAGACACAATGTCGCCAAAACCAGGATTGGCCATGCGCCACATGTCAGGGTCACGGTGGTCAGAGCCCTCCGGCATCCCCCACCACTCGAAATAAAAGCTAGGGTCGTCAATTTCGCCGGACGCTACGCGCTGGCCATACTGATACATCCCATAGCACAGGCTGTCGCCACCAGAGCTATCCGACTTGACCCCGGCGGTTGTAATACCAACCATCAGCGGCTCAAGCCGTGCGCCGGTAGCAAGCGCCATAACGTCCCACAACTCACGATTAGGCTGCGCGTGAACCTCATCGAATAGCACTAGGTGCGGATTTAGGCCCTCTTTAGTGAATGCCTCAGCGCTCAATACGCGGTAAACGCTGCCCGTGGCCGGAAGCTCAATCGCATCCCGGTAAACCTTGAATGCGCCGGAAAAACTCGGCTCAAGCTCAATCATTTTGCGAGCCGTGCCGAAAACAATCCGCGCTTGCTCCTTATCAGCAGCGCAGGAGAATACCTCGCCACCCGCAGGACCAAAGGCAAGCCCGTACAGCGCGATACCAGCGCCTAGGGCACTCTTGCCGTTCTTACGGGGCACCCCTATAAGGGCCTGGCGATGGCGCAAGCGCCCGTTAGACTTCCGGGCGAGTAGTCGGCCCGTCATGCCTTGCTGCCAGTCGCGGAGCACCATGGGAGCGCCTGCGGAACCACCCACTGAGTCTTTGGTGACCTTTAGCAGATTCTCGGCGAAATAGTGAAAATCCGCTCCGTCGCCCCGGGCGATTTCCTCAGGGTCAACGTGCGTGAGATACAGCGGCGCGCCGGTCATTCGCTGCCCCGCTTCCTCGCCATCATTTCCTCGAACGCATTGCGCGCCTTGACTTCCGCCAGACCCATACGCGTTCGATCGCTAGGCGTAAGCCCCAGCGCGCTGAATAGCTTTGCAATTTCCGTTTCAATGGTGGAGAGCATGCCGACGAGCGGATTTGCGTACGCGTATCCCTTATCCGTGAATAGGACAGGATCGGTATCTGCCAGCCGCTCTAGGAAGTCCGCGCGACGGTCGACCTTTTCGCACAGAAGCTCAAGGGTTGGCTTATCGGACTCAGCGAGCCAAACGGCACCAGCGGCAACGCGCTCCCACATGCTGACACCCGCAGGGCCCAGCGTCGGGGGAATGCCGGGCGTGGCCGGGGAAACGTCATGAATTGCTTCCGGCAACTCTCGGCGACCAGGGTTACCTAGCTTGCGCTTGCGCTCTACGGGCACGGGATTGCGACCGCTCACAGTGCGTCACTCCCCCATGTCCGATTTGGTCAAGGCCCCCCCGGTCTCCATTTTGCGAAAATGTACGGGGTCATGGGGGCAGGGTCTCCGTGGCGCATGCATGTCCACTTTGTACTGCCCCCCGGTACCCTCACAATGTGACAGTCAGTGATGAGCAACGCTCAGCCGTGGCAGGCAGTGACAGGCATGCCGTGCACACTGTGTTACCTACTGCTGGGCACCCTTACGGGCATTGCAGCCACGGCACAACACACTCATATTGGACAGCTCAGCCTTGCCGCCAGCAGCCTTAGGCACAATGTGGTCAACCGTTAGATCACTGCTCAGGTGGGCAGGCACTCGGTATCCCTGACACCAGTCACCGTGTTGCATCCGGTATGCCTGTAGATATGTACTGGCCAGCTTCCGCCACTTAGCGTCATAGCCACGCGCTGTGCTACTGCCACGCCTGCGGTTGTTGGCACTCTGCCACTTAGCCTCGCACGCATCACAGCGTGAGCTATTGGCGTGCAGCACACCGCACTCTAGGCATGGCTTACGGGGCATTAGTGGGCACCAATCAATCGGGCAAGGTCACCGGGTGCCACGTCCTGAGGATGCCTGCTAGTCAGCGGCCAGCCTGCCCAGTAATAGGCGGTGGCAACAAGTTGCGAGCAGATCATGTGGCCGGAATCATGTACGTATTCGCGCAGTATGGCGCTGGGCATGTGCCAGCGATAAAGCCCTAGCGCGACGTAATCGACCCACGAATAGGGCGTGTGCATACGCACATTCGCATTGGCGTAACCGACGATAATTCCCCGCTGGGAATCCGTCAGCGGAAAGGCGCTATATGCAACGTCAGCGCCCGCGTAGTCAGACAGCGGACGGGTTACAACGCCACCAGGCTGAGCCTCAGCGACCATGCCATCAGGCAGCACTAGAAACGCGTGCTGGTAGCGACTGCGACAGCCTATGAGCGTCTGACCTGCGTTAATGAGCTTGCCGGGCAGTCCCGCGATGGGAACTAGGCCGAAATCACCAGGCTGCGGCATGCGGGGAAACCTCCGGGAGAACCTACTGAAACTAGTAGGACCGTTGCGCGCGACGCGCGATGTGTGGTTAAGTCATCCCAGCAGGCAAACGACAGAGGGAGTCACCATGGCAGCGCAGCGCAAGGCATACGCGATCCGGTTCCGCTGTGACGTTGAGATCGTGGCCACGTTCGCCCCGCTTGACCTTGCGGAGGTCGGCGAGACTCGCACCATCGGTATCAGCGCTGACAGTGAGTCGCACCTTGCCGAGCGCATCCGCCTCAACAACCTGACCGCGCGGAAGCGCAAGGGTCTGGCATACCGGCTGATCAGCGCGCAGGCACTCTAAGCGGAACGCAGAACAACGCCCCTGGGGATTCCCGGGGGCGCTTCTGCATGTGTAGTCGCGGAGGGATTCGAACCCACAACGCACGGGACCTAAACCCGTCGCCTCTGCCAATTGGGCTACGCGACCAAAGGGCCCCGCGACGGATTCGAACCGCCGACCTCCCGATTACGAAACGGGCGCTCTGCCAACTGAGCTAGCGAGGCAAGTTTTAGGGCTACTCGCTTCCCGCTGGAACCAGGAACCACCCTGGCCAGTACGGGCCGGTTTCACCCAAGGTGCGGAGCGTCCGGCCGGGTCAGGGCCTTATCTCCGTACCGTGGCATACGCTGATGGATTCGAACCACCGACACCCGGGTTTGGAATCCGGTGCTCTGGCCAACTGAGCTAAGCGCATATGTGTGGATAGGGCGCGTAGCCACCCGCCTAGGACGGGACCGCAGACTACGCGAACGCTGGCACGGTAGGACTCGAACCTACAACCAACAGATTAACAATCTGCCGCTCTGCCGAATTGAGCTACGTGTCATTGAAGCCTGTTTTCTGCTGGGCATGCAGCGGCAGGCTACGCCGTGTTTTTGGTCTATGCCCACGTCGGCGCGGCTGGAATCGAACCAGCGACACCCGGTGTATCAGACCGGCGCTCTAACCAACTGAGCTACGCGCCATGGGCCATGCTCCGCACGGGTCATAGCACCGCGCGAAGCTAGGCAAGTGGATTCAGTAGGGCTCGAACCTACGACACCAGGATTAAGAATCCCGCGCTCTGCCAACTGAGCTATGAATCCTCGGCAGGCCGCATTCCGTCCCCGTGCGCATGGTGGTGCCCATCGCATTCCGTTTCCGTGCGTACCCGCCCGCGCTCCCTACCGGGTTTGAACCGGTGACCATCCGATCGACAATCGGGCGCTCTACCGCTGAGCTAAGGAAGCAGGCACCCGCACTCAGAACCGATACGCCAGACTGGCCAATCGGGAGTTTGCGGGTGTGTGGCAGGGCCCTCTCCGCCTAATGTCGTCATCGCGTGCGCGGGGTGTTCCTGCCTACGGGTGTACTAGAGCGCAAGGACTTCCTGAGGTCGAGTGGTGAAGTGGTGAGATGGCATGCCGTTCTGATCCAAGCTAAACGTATAGGGAGTGATGTGA